CTTCGGATAGTGACACAATCTTTGGATTGATACAAGCAACTAGTTTTTGAAAGTTGCCCATGATAAAGATTCTTTTCTGAATCCCAACTTGAGGGGCAGCAAGACCAACTCCCCCATTTTCAATCATGAACTTGAACATTGCCTTGATAAGTTCCTCAGGATTGCCGTCAACTTCAAAATCCCATTCAGTTGAAGTATCAAGTAATTGCGGATGGCCTTCAGGCAATAGTTCTAAGTTATATTCAGTCATTGGTTACGTCACCTTTTCTATAGCTATACCAAATTGTTTCAACAGGAGTTTCAACACTAAACGATTCCTGTTTCATTCCCTCACGGAGTAGTTCAGCAATCTCAATTGCTTTAGCAGTCAGTGTTGCAGGATCTGAAGGGAAGCGTGGGTAGTTAATTAATCCTACTTGTATCCCGTGTTCAGTTCCTCCCTTGTAGATGTATTCTACCATCTTGAGAGTGACACAGAATCCTACTTCGTCACAATACTTCTTTAGTATCTTTTCTGCTACGGGATAACTTCCGGCAATGTGAATAGTAATCGGAAATGATTTCTCAACTTTAACTAATGGTTTCATTTTTAATTCTTCTCTTGTAACAGGTTCATATGCACAACTACAAGCTGGGCGTAAGCAATGGCGTGACTTTTCTTGAAGCTATAGCCATCACTATCCTTATCCCATACAGTCTTTGCGACTTCTTTCCATGTCAACCCTTGCAAGTGTTTTTTAGCAGGACGCATTACAGCAAGAAACATTGCCAGTCTAGGAATGTTGAACGAGTTGTTAAGGTGGATTAGTTGCTCTACCGTAACACGATTTTTTAGCATAGTCCAATCAGGATCTTGCATCAACTTGACTAAATGCAACTCATCCCTGACATTTTCATAGACATGGACATTCAATAAATCTAGTTTAAAGTATCCGCGTTCTTCTGCTTCCGTGTAATCTAGCGAACACATATCATTTTCTGGATCGTAAGGAATATCAGTGATATATATACCACTAGGATGTTTACGCATAGGAGTGACATTACGCATTGCCGCAGGCGTATGAGCGATCAACTTTAATAGTTGTTCACGATCACCTACGTCAATGTCAATGTCACTGTCAATTCTCATCGGATGTGAGTCAATCCAGCCTTAATCAGAATCTTGTATGCATCTTGAATAACACGAGCCTGATGAATTGCGTCTTCAACAGCTTTGTGAGTTGTCTTTGTACCATACTTAGGATCCTTAAGACTTACGCCAGCAAGATCATAAATCGTTCGGCAATCACGAATGTTCCAAAACTGCCATGGGAACTGCATACCAAGATCACGGAATGCACTTTCTGCTACTGCGATATCAAAGATCGAACCGTTAGCCCAAACCTTGTCACAGTTCCAGCAGAATTTGTAAAGCTTTTCCATTGCTTCCCGATAACTAATACGATCACGATCACCCATAGCTTCTTCAATAGCGTCAGGGCTTTGCTGACCCCACCAATCCATTGTAGCGTCACTAATCGTGCGATTATAAATTTCTGTTTGTTCTTCCATTGTAGGACGAAGATCAAGAGTTTCAATCATGCCCATACCTTTCGGATCAAACGCAACTGCACCAATCGTTAGAATAACGGTCGACGGCGCAGTGTCAAGCGTTTCCATGTCCAGCATAATGTGGCGGGCCATAAATTATATTACCTTTCTAAATGTAGTTTACAATATACAGGATAAGTTGTCTGTTGTCAAGAAAAAAATGATAAATAAAAGTGTAGTTCGCGGAATGGGGATTCCCAACTACTCTAACGCTTTACAGGAGCATCAGCATGACTATTTACACCAGCAAGAACTACCGCAAAATATACGAGCAACATTACGGTCCTATTCCCAAGGATAGTGACGGTAGAACGTATGAGATACATCATATTGACGGTGATAGAAATAACAACGATCCTAGTAATCTATTATGTATATCAATCCAAGAACATTACGATATTCATTATCAACAAGGTGATTGGGCTGCGTGTCTTGTGATGGCCGGGAGAATGAAAATATCTCCGCAACTAAAGTCAGAATTATCACGCAAAGCACAATTAAACCTCGTAGAGCAAGGTATTCATCCTTCCTCCCGCCGAACATCATCTGACTTTACTCCAGAATGGAGAGCTAACATTTCTGCTGCAAAGAAAGGCAAGCAAACTTGGAACAAAGGGATACTGAGAACTGAGGAAGAAAAAACTAAGATGAGGGAAGGACATTCTAAGCGTGAAAGAATAGAATGTCCTCACTGTAAAAGAACAATAGACAAACCTAACTTTACTAGGTACCACGGAGATAAATGTAATTCTAAGTGTTAGAACTCCAAATGTTGTCTATCTTTTTCACATCTTCCATTATATCACCGTTTAGGTAATTTAGCAAGAGCATAGGGCGAGGTTCGGGAAAATAATTGGGCATACTGCTGTGCAATAGTCTACAGTTATACATCAATACAGAACCTTTGGGCATGTATCTTTGCTCGTGGAAGTCCCAAAAATATTTGTTATATGCCCCGTTATAACACAAGTCAATATCCCAATCAGGTTCATGACTGTTGGGTACAAAGCCTGTTGCACCCATTTCAGGTGTAGTATCTTGTAATGACACAATACACTGTACTCCTAGTAGAAAATCATTGATTAGTTTGACTTCCCACCAATCCATAACTGTTTGGCTCCACCAATAACTAATATCACTTAGCTTACTGATGTTCTCCCGTTCTTCGTAACGTTTACCTGAACTGGTTGCACGAACCGGATATAACGTATCCAGTTTGCTATTAATGCCATCAATTAGTTCATCAGGTATCACGTTCTCAAAGAACAGATATCCTTCACCCTCAGTTAAATCATTCACATAATTTCCAATGCGTGTATGTCTTTTCATCAAGAATGATATAGCCTGATACCTTGAACCATGGACCGAGATAGCGAGGTTCTTTATAATATTTGTAGCACCATTCTTCTAATTCACTGGTTCCCCTAGCACGATGGTCTGCGTTGCGAATAGGTATACGAATAAATTGCCGTTCTTCCCACGCACCATTAACTGCAACTTGCTTTTTAATCTTCTGTTCTACGGGAACAGCCTCAATAATATCATAGTCAATATAGTCGGATGCTCTTAACCCCATGTTAGTTTGAACCATATATAATCTCTCTCGTATCTAAACTTAAATCGTAAGTAATTTCCCATATACCGATACCTAGTATGTTTTTTATATCCCTGTATATTCTCTTTTACCCATTCAGTTATTTCTGCATAGTTAATTACGGATTCGTTAGGATCATGAAAATGCAGTGCTACTTCATACCAACCAGGATTTGTTTCATCCCATCGCTTAACGTAGTCATAATTATCGTCTGGTCTATTACTCATAACCAACGCAACTTAAACCAATTAGTAGCTTCTTCGTTCTCAAATGTATAAGCGTAAATAACATCTGCATCATAACTAACATCCGACACATCAGTAGCAACCACACTCAAGAAGCTAGCATTGTTGCGACACCATTCTTCTATTTCCTTAGGATTTTCAGGATCAGAAATTAATACCGTGCATGGACCAAACAAAGACATTAGCGATATCTCAATAGAAAAACAGTATACTTGTGTTCATCTATGATTTCAAACGAACGATCTTGCCAGTCAATCAATCGTAGTCCATATTCGGGTTCTGAAATCTGATTGCAATAATCGTTTGAAATACCAATCTGTTGCCAATTATATGACTTAATGATCAGATTGTCAGTCCATGTATCAAACAACTTTTGATCCATATGAAAGTAGCGCATTAGTATCCTCCGGCACTGAGCAATTCTTTTACCTGAGATACGCCGTCGGTATTACGATGAAACTTCAATGCCCACTGTTCAGGATTGATATAATCAAGAACCATTTTTTGCTGCGTAATGTCAAGGTTCTCAAGCAATTCAATACCGCTTTCACTATGATAGAGCATCCAAGGACTGATCTTACCATTAACGATCAAACTGCAAATGCGATTTCTGTTACCATATCGCAGATAATCTTTGCTTTTAATCTTTTCATTCTTAGCATGTTCAATCGTAGTTTCAATACTACGAGCGATAGCATCCAATGGATCTTCCTGCTTAAGATAATCAACCAAGAACTTGTCATAGTTGCTATCACTGCACCAGTTATCAATCTTGACATTGTTCTTCAATAGCCAATCAGCATAACGGTTGACATTAATGCACTTAATGTCAACGCAATAGTGACCAAACTTGACAAAGGCAATGTAGTATGCGCTCTTAGCAAAGTCCTGATAAGTCTTTTGCTTCTTGCTGGCAGTGTTTCTTTTGTAGAACTCAAGCCATGATTGAAAGCCAATACGATTGCCTGGCATGTCGCGGTCTTGCCACCTGCGCTTTGTCTCGCACAGATGGCTCATCATGGTTGTTTCCTTCTGAAAATACCTATTACAGAATTCGCACTGGAACTCTGTCTTAGTTACCGAAGGCTTCTTCGTACTCTTTGATATCTTCGTCTGTAATAAGGTCACTTAACAACTCAATCTCATCAAACTTTAATTCGGGGAACTTATTAGCAAGATACATCTTTTTCTTGTGACTGTCAACAAATACCTCAGTGATTAGGGTAAGATCACTGTCACTTGATTTGGGATATACCTTCTTATAATAGTCCTTAATTTCTTTGTGCTTTGGGCTTTCTTTAAGCTTACTTACACGCTCACGGATATGCGGAATCCATTGATGAAACTGTTTGCCTATACCCGGGCTTGCAGCACACAACATCAACCATTGTAGCTTAGGATGCTTTTGTACGTTCTCATTGAACAGATATCTATTGGCATGATAATCAGTGCTTTGTAGATAGTATGATTGAATGTCCTTACTACCTTTAACTGCACTGATCCAATGAATCATCATGAATGGCACGAACTTCTTTTGCTGTTCGGGAGTTAATCTATCATAGTACGAATAGTCCTTGCGATCAATAGCCGCAAGTGCGTCAAAGAGGTCAAACTCAACCTTCTCAAACTTTTCGTCCGCTGATAGTTTCTCTTTAGCCATTTACGACTTCAACGCTTCCATAGTAAGAATATGTTCAACTGCCTGACCAATAGTTTGATCACCCGTAACGAGTACAAGTTCAGGACCATCATGTTCTTTATAGCGATCTTGCTTGTAATATTCAATGATGTTTCCGCCCTGTGCTGCATAAATGGTGAAACGAATGCTGGACTTGCCGCTGAGGCTGTCACGGGCACGAACCGTTTCTGTAGCATACACTTCTTCTTCCCGTGCGCTTTCCCAAGCTTGACGAACCCAATTATTAAACTTCTTTCTAAACCAACCCATCTTCTTTTCCTTCTCTTTTCTTACCTTGCGTGTCCTAGCAGTGTCAAGTCTAAACACACCAGCACTAGGAGGAATGCCAGCCATTGTTCTATTATACTTTGCCTGCCCTAACGATATGCTACCACTACCGGACATTATGACTTCTTCTTAGTCTTCTTCTTAATGAAAGTTTCAACTTCAATGTCAGGGAATA